GACCAGCACACAATCGACCAGCACACAATCGACCAGCACACAATCGACCAGCACACCATAAACCAGCACACCATAAACCAGCACATAATAAACCTGGAAACTATGCAAAAGCATACAATAGCGCTAGACCTACTATAGAAGGTGAAATATTATTTAGCAGTTGTGATGATAGTGAATATGGACCAGTAAGATTAGATAGTGTTGATCGTAATCTAGCAGGTGTAGGCAATGCTCCTAATAATGTAATGGGTTATGGCGATTGTACAGAATTAGAATTTGCTCCGGTTAAATTTTCTACAGGTGGTCCACAAATTCCAAGTATGAATAGTTTGATGCCATCAGGGGCACAACTAAGGGCTCCCGAAATTGATCGTGTCCAAGGTATTACTAGACCATCTTCTTATGGTAGCCCTGTAGGAGCCAATGGCAATGCGAGAGCCAATGGCAACGCGAGAGCTAGAGCCAATAGCAACATGAGAGCTAGAGCCAATGGCAACGTGAGAGCTAGAGCCAATGGCAATGCAGGTGGTAAGAAAGCAAGAGTAACAATGGTTAGAGCTGAATGGTGTGGATTCTGTAAGAAAGCTATGCCAGAATGGGAGAAATTAAAATCTGAAATTCATAATAAAGTAGTGAATGGTCACCATATGGAATTAAGGGATCTAGAACAAAAAAGAGATGAAGAAGAAATCAAGAAGAATTATTCTGATGTCAATGGTTTTCCCACATATGTTGTTGAAACAACAGATTCTTCTGGTAAATTTATTAATGTTGGAAAATTTAATAGTATTACGAAAGATGATATGCATGAAAAGATTAAAAAGAACTTAAATTAAATTTACATATTTTTAATAACATTATAAGTTCCTTCTCTTTTACGACCACTTCCTATAATTTCATCTTGACCACCACCACCACCTTCTTGAAAATTTTTATCATTAAATTCCCAATAACCGGGACCGCCAATCTTAAAATCTGGATGAGCTTCTGCTTTATACCAATAAACTTGATCTTGTAATTTATTACTTTTTGAATTATTATTAATGACTAAACATTCATAATTTTCAGTACATTGATCCATTACTTGACAGAACATTTCAAAAGTTGGAAACATTCCTGCATAATGTTCATATAATCTTTTTCTATTTGATACATAATTTTCTCTAAGAATAAATACATAATCAATATTTGTTCTTAAATTTGGTGGAATACCTAAAGCAAACTGCATAGTAAGAATAAATAATATTTTATAATGACGTCCATTCATAAATAAACTTCTAACATTTTTATCTTTAATCCAAGATTGATCATATAAACAATCGTCTAAAATTAAAAATGCCCTCGGGTCCATATTTGGATTTGATTTCATTTGTTCAATCATAATTTTTTGTCTTTTTAAGATATTTGCAATAATTTCTGCTTTAAATTCACCATGAATAAAAATAGGTGGAACAATTTCACTGTAAAAACTATTTGCAGCCTCTGTTCCAGAAATAACTTGACCTACTGGAATATTTTGATGATGAAATAACAAGTCTTTACATAAAAAAGATTTTCCTGTATCTCTTTTACCAATTAAAACAACCACTTTATCATGAGTAATTTCATTCATATTAAATTTACGCAATTGTATTTCTGCCATACTATATTAAATATAGTATAAAAATTTTAGAAACATAAACGTTTAAAAATTGTAATAATAATAAATAATTATTTAATTATTCTAATATGAATCACCATATTACATATCATAAATGGAATTTAAAAGAAAATAAAAAATTTAAAGAATCTTGCAAAAATTATCTTAATATTAAAGATTTTCAAATATATAATCCTATATTTTCTTTATATTTTCATATACACAATACAAAAAATGCAAGAAAATTAATTGATATTGATAGAAAATATATTTTAAAAGAAATAACTGAATCAAATGATTATAAATATTACAATTCAAACAAATCATTAAAAGGTAAAATATATGATTCTTACTTAAAAGAATCGAATGAGATTGATTTATTTTGTAAATGTATGAGTATCTTAGAACCTATACATATAATGATGAATAATTACAAATTAAAGAATGATTTATTACCAAATAATTATATACATAATTTTCAAAATAAAATAAATAATTTAAATAATAGTGTTTATATTGATACATTCTTTTCTTATATTACAAGTGAACTAGTTATACAAAATAAATTGCCAAGTTTTCCATTATTTTATGGATCAATAAATGGTATATTAGAAGAATATAAATTAGATATAAGTGATGAATATCATGAATTTATTACAGAAAAATGGTTTCATAAAAATATTGGCGATAAATTTACAATTGATTTATTTGTTTCTGAAACAGATTCTGATTCAAATAGTGATTCAAGTAGTGATGCTTCTGTATCTTTATATGAAGACGACGATTTTATTTGTAAATTTAAAGATATACCAGTTCAATATTTATTTATCCAAAAACTTGAAGGTACACTTGAAGATTTCTTACAAGATAATATAGATTATGAATTAATTATAAGTTGTTTATTCCAAATTATTTTTGCATTGGCATATTTACAAAAACATTATGAATTTACGCATAATGACTTACATATTAATAATATTATGTATGAAAAAACAGAAACAACATATTTATATTATAAGTTTAATAATGTATATTTTAGAATCCCTACATTTGGATATATATTTAAAATTATAGATTTTGGAAGAAGTATATTTACATTTAAAAATAAAGTATTTTTCAATGATAGTTTTTCAAAATTTGGGGAAGCAGAAGGTCAATATCATTATCCAATTTCCAATATGATGTTATATAAAAAAAATAAATACGAAAAAGATATTCAACCAAATTATAGCTTTGATATGTGTCGATTAAGTACAACTATCTTAGATGAAATAGATAATGGTAATCTTGAATTATATAAATTCTTAACAAATATTGTAATTGATAACAAAGGGGATAATATATTTGAAACAATGACAGATAGTTTTGATTTATATGTTGATATTGCAAAAAATGCTTGTAATGGTATACCTCATGAATTAATACATGATGATATCTTTAAAAAATATAGAATTAAAAAGAAAGTATTCCCTAAAAGAGATTATTATTGTATGGATTAAAAAGGAGGAGCATCAGCACTTGATATTCCATTTGTTGTTCCAGCAGATAATTCAATATTTGTATCAATCTCTGGCACAGAACTACTTAATCCTCCACCTGTTTTACTATTTACTACACTTTCAATTGTTCCTTCAATAATATTAAAGTTACCTGTGTAACAAATTTTTCCAATTAAAGATACAATAAACATTACGCCAAAAAGTATCATGTATTTCATATTCTTTTCAGGTCTTGGGTCTTTTTTATCTTTTTCTTTGTTCATAAAGAAATAACCGAGTGTTATGATGACACTTACAAGCATGCTAAACATGATTGGATTTTCAAACATTTTATAATTAAGTTTTAGATATTATTTTCAAGATTTAATCAAGTTTCGATTTCTTTTGCATCATTAAATAATGTAAATTCATCTTTTTTATTATTATCACTTAATAGATCTTGAACATCTGTCATAAAATTATCTAATGTCATTGTTTCATCTTTATCATCCGCTTTAACTTCTTCAACTTTTCCTAATCCTACTTTTTTAATACTATCATCTTCAATAATATTTTCAATCTGTGTTACTGCTGAAATATTTGTAGATTCATCTGCAACTAGTTTACTGTTTGTATCCGATATATCGTTTAAAGGTTTATCTTCTATAATAGTTGTAATATTAGGATTTATTTCCTTATCTAAATTTGTATCTACAATTTTAGTTTCATCTGGTTTAGTTTCATCCGTTTTAGTATCATCAATAATTTTAGTATCATCTATAATTTTAGTATCATCGATGATTAAAGTATCACCACCTTTCTGTTCATCATCTATTTTTTTAACAATAATATCTTCATCTTTTTCAACTCGATTTTCTTCAATAATATTCTTATAATCATTTAGTTTTTCTTCGACCGATACAGGTCCTTCATCAATAATAGGTTTATCTACTATATCAGGATTTTCATAAATTTCTTCTTTAACATCATCTTCATTATCACTTAAGATATCATTGATCTCAAGATTGGTTGTATTTTCTTGTATCATTTTTTCATCAACATGATCGTCAAAATATTTTTCATCGTTTGACAAGTTATTTGACAAGTCGTTGGACAAGTTGTTAGATACATCTTCTTTTTCTTTTCGAACATTCATTATTTCAGCCATTAATAATTTTTGTAATTCTTTTGTTTTATCTACTTCTCTATTTCTCTTTTCTGCAATTTCACTATGTTCAAAATGATCTTTTAATATTTCTTTTACAGGCAAAGCTTTTCTTATAGTTTGCTCAATACTTTCTACAATTAAATCTTCAATAATTTTAATATTTTTTTGATATTCACTTGAAGAAACATTCTCATCATATAAGTATGGATTTTTCCACATTTCTCTAGCAGAATTAATATAACATTTATGTATGAAATTTGTTATTTTAGGGATTGTTAAATTTACACGTTTACTATTATTACCAAGTGAAGCTAATATTTTTGTATGACTTATAAATACAGCAGTAATTAAATCTTCTAACCAATCACAATTTGAAACTCGAATAATTCGATCAACTTCATGTTCAATCATATCTATATTCCATTTTGGTACTCTTTCAATTTGTTGTCTAAAAATAATTGGTAATTCAATATCTGTATTATCTGCATAAATTTGTTTACTATCACTATAAATACTTTGTAAACCTTCATATAAAGGTAATTTTAATACATCAATTAATTGCTTAGTATATTCAACTTTTGCCTGAGCAAAAACAGGGGAGTTAAAATCTTCCATTATTATAAACGATTTATATTAATTTCAAAATTTAGACTAATCAGACAAAAATTTAAATGATATTCTATATATAATTTTTACTTTATTTTCATCTTCTGTCAATATTTCATAATAAAATTCATTTAACATTGTATCTTCTTTAATTAATTTATGATTCATAAATACATCTGGTTTTGCAAGATAATTTGACTGATCATATGTATCTAAAATTACATGAAATCCTATACTCAAAAAATATCTTTTCATCGTTTCCATATTTTCTTCTGTAAGTTCAGATATGTCAACTTTACCTTCTAGACTACCATCCCCATATAAATATTTAAGACCATCTACAAATATTTGTAATAACTGTTCAAAAATATGTAATCCGATATGTTTGCCCGGTTCAGGTTCATCTAATTCTAATTTAATACTATTTTTCTCAAATGGTTTATGAGAAAATAAAAATATAGTAAAATCATCTGCATCTCCTTCTTTTTCAATTGGTTTATTCATTTTATTATGGATATATTATAAAAATAAAGATTAAACAAAAATATTTTAATCTCTACATGTTCCCCCAGTTGTACTACAAGGTTCTGTACAACACTTATTATTTCCATTAATTTCACAACAATATTCATTTTTTTTACAATAGTCTGGAACACCGGAGGTTACACCATCACATTTACCTCCTTTACCATCTTTTTTATCAGTATTTATTTTAAACTGACACAAAGCCCTTGTTCCACTCAAACATCCCCAAAACTCTTTATATGTATCTTCATCAGGGTAACATAAAGAATCCACATCCACATAAGACAATGTATAAAGATTATCAGAATGTTGAGTAGTAGTTGACCAAGTTCCGTCATATACATTTGGGATATCTATAAGATGGTGATTTTCGTCGCGATATTCATTTGGGATATCTGCTTTTGGTGTCTGTTCTCCAGTACATGTATTTTCAGTACAAAATGGGGCCCTTGTTTCTGACCAACCTACTAAAATTGTATCATTATCAACGCATGTGCTAGCGGTTCTATTACATTTATCACCATCATTTTCTGTTAAAGTAATTGCCATTTGCTTTGGTTTTCCTCTTACTATATCGGGTGCATCTGGAGATGTGCACATATTTCTTTCACTACCACCAACACTAAAACCATTACAAGTTTTACTAAACATTTTAGCAATGAAGTATCCAATAATAATTAGCATTAGATACTTTAAGATTTCTTCAAAGTTCATTCTCATTTATAATATATAATAGATAAAAAATATTTGTTAATAATAAGTATGCGGAATTATTACATTCGTAAAATTAAAAGTAAAAGAAAAAATAATTATAAACATGAATATAAGGATAAGAATGGAAAAACTGTTTCTAAGCGAACATTAGAACCATACTTAAAAGTTTACATTGCTCCAGCATATGATAATGTCAAAATAAATAAGAATACAAATGCAAAAGTTTTAGCAATTGGTTATGATGAACGGGATAGACCGCAATACATCTATAATTCTAAATGTGTAAAAACTAGAGGAAGGAATAAATTTAAAAAGTTAATTAAATTTGGCAAGAATTACAAAAAATTATTATCTAAAATTGAAAAGGATTATTCTTCTCACCGAGATACAAAAGAAAAACAAATTGCAATGATCTTAAAAATAATTATAGATTGTAATTTTAGAATTGGAAATGATAAATATACAAAAGATAATAATAGTTTTGGTGTTAGCACCTTAGAGAGTAGACATATAAATATTAAGAATGGTGTAAATATTGATTTTATAGGGAAAAAAGGTGTTCAAAATAAATGTGAAATAGAAGATCAAAAAATGAAAAAGAATTTACGAACAAAAAAGAAAAAGTATAAGAAAAATCAAAGAATCTTTACATATCAAAAAGATAATGAAACTTATGAAATTAAAAGCACAGATGTTAATGAATATTTAGGTGAATATACAACAAAAAATTTTAGAACTTGGTCAGCAAATGTATTATTAATCAGATATTTATTAAATAACAAAGAAAACATAAAAAAAAGTATAGAATTTGTTGCAGATAAATTACATCATACACCATCGATATGTAAGAAAAATTATATTGATCCAAAATTAGTTGAATATTATGAACGAGATCCAGATAAATTTTGTAAATTTTTCAAAGGTGATATTGATAAACGTTTTACAGAATTCTTAGAAAAAAATTATTAATCAAAATCTATATTATATCCTGTTCCTTTAGTTTTCTTTTTTCGAATACCAACTCTATCTCCAACATCTTCATCATCTAAGATTTCATATACAATTTGTGGTTCTTCTCCTACAACAATATAATAACGTTCACCCTTGTATTTAATTCTTTTGTATTCAATTTCATCATCATCATTATCATCATCATCATTATCATCATCATCGTCATCTTCTTGTTCATCAATATCCATTTGATTTTCTTCTTTTTCTTGAATAACTTGATTTTCTTGAACAATTTCTTTTTCTTCTTCTTTATCTTTTTCTTGAGGACTAGGTGTTTTATTACTTGTCGGAGACCATCCCCCGGATAATTCACCAGTATTATCTTCTATAATATCATCTTCAATTTCAAATGAAACATTATTTTTTTGATTTTGCAAAAATTTAATTTTATTTTGTAATTGTTCAATATATTGATCTTTTTTTGTAAGTTCATCTGCTTGAACTTTTACAATTGATACTTTGTCTTCACATTTCTGTTCTTCTTCAATTTCAACCATTTTTTCTTGATATTTATTAATAATTTGTTCGTAATCATAACATTTCTTTTTATAATCTGATATTTCTTTATCTTTTTGTTCGATTTCTTGAAATTGTAATTTATTTTGTTGTGTAAGCATTACAATATTTTGATTTTCTTGTACATCTTTTTCTGCTTTCTCTTGTAAATTTTGTAAATAACTATCTACTAATTCATTAGATATTTTATGAAGAATATCGCGTGTTTCAGCAATATTATGTGTGTAACTTGTCATTATTATTATTATTATTATTTATTGTGAATTTTTTAAATAATTTATTTAAATAATTAATATAGTATATGTTTAACAGAAAAGAATGTTCACCATTAGAGCAAAATAATCGATATTCTTGTTTAGATGATGATATAATAATTGATGTTGCAAAAATATTTAATGAAAAAATGAATGCTGGTATAGATTTAAACGCAGATCCTAAAGTTGTCCATGATCAAATTTGTGATATTGTTTTTAAAATAACAAACGATCGATCTGAATCAGGACTATTTGATATACATAAAGTTATTAATGCTTTACCTAAAAATAAATTAAAAAGATTTAAAGCAAGTTTTAGACCTGAAATGCCTGAAGAATGGCATAAAAATTTTAATGAATGGTTATCAACAACTGATATAAATAAAGTATTAAAACAATATGTTGACGCTGATCCACATTTTTTTTATTTTGGTGCTACACCAATGGATTTTGATTTAAAAAGAGGTGGTAGATGTGTTGTAAATAGTTTATGTAGTTTTAATTTAAAAAAATTACTCAAACAAGGAAAAACAAAAATAGGAATTGTATTTAATACTGATGATCATGATGAACCTGGAGAACATTGGGTAAGTATGTATGTTGATTGTAAAGGAGTAAATTTAAATCAACCATGTATTTATTATTTTGATAGTGTAGGAGATGATGCACCAGAAGAAATAATGGAATTAGTTGAAAAAATTAAAAAACAAGGATTAGAAAATGGAATAACATTTACATATTTAAGTAATGATATGGATCATCAACATGGTGATAGTGAATGTGGGATTTATAGTTTACACTTTATTATTTATATGTTAGAAAAAGGTGATTTTATGAAATATATTAAGAATAAGAAAACAGATGAATATATGGAAAAATTCAGAACAGTTTTTTTTATTGATTAGTAATATATGAGTGATAAAAAAGAATGTCCTGATTGTAATTGTCCTCAATGTCCTGAACCTAAGTGTCCGCCTCAAATAACTATGGAAGATATTATTAAGGCTGTCATGCCAGGCAAAAGTCCATTTTATACTATTGGAGAATTTCATATGAATGGAATAAATGTAGATAGTGAATTATTAAAAGATGCAACAGATCGATGGGAAACGAATGTAGAAGATCCTTCATCTATAAAACCATATCATCCAGATGCACTAGGTATTATGCCATATAATAGTTCTATTCGAGATAGATATACACCTAAATTAGAAAGTGAAGAAGATATGTTTAACTTAGAATCAGCCCTTGATTTTGGTTTAGATAAAAGGTTACTTGATATGTTAAAATTCCCGGATACAGTTAAAAATGCTTATATTGATAGAGGAAATAATAGTAATAATTAATTTTAAAAAAAAATATATGTTATAATATAAAACGATGGGATTAACAGATTGGTTAGAAAGTAAAATGATGGCAGGATTTGGTGCAGTTATGGGACTTATTATAGTTATAATATTTTTAATAACTATTGTTACATATATAGCAGGTTGGCCAGGACCTTTAGAATGGTTCGGTTTTGCTAGAATTGATGATAGTTGTAATAAATTATATAATTTAGAGACAAAAAAGATAGATTGTAGATCATGTAATTTATCCGTTGCAGGTGATTGTAATAGTATGGCAAGGTCTCAATGTTTTTTATCCCCTAAGTGTGTATGGAGAAATAATAAATGCTTAAAAAAGAATGGTAATGGTAATGGTAATGGCAATGGTAATGGTAATGGCAATGGCAATGGCAATGGCAATGGCAATGGCAATTAATAATGCGTTATAAATAATAATAATTAATATATTTTTTTATAAGATGACTAGTTTATATGATCGATTTCATTCACAAAAGAATATTAATCATATCTATAATTTAATTGATGATTTAATACAACAAAAAATTGGTAAATCAATCAAAGATAATATGCAATATTTTACTTATTATAATAATAAATTAAGAGAAATATTTATTGAATCTGATGAAACAGAATTAGTTGGATTAAATAAAGAATTATTAAGTCATCATATTCGATATTTTTTAAATGAACTTAAAGAATCAACAGAATCTAATATTCAAGCAAATAATCATATATTAAATACGCCTAAGGTAGATAAAATACCGGAAGTAGAAGAAAAAGAAGATAATTTAGATGTTATGTCACAATTTAATGCCTATATACAACAGAGAGACATACCTAAAGAAAGTATTAAAAAAACAGAAATAGTAACTGATAATAAAAAAGAAGTATTATCGAATAAAGAAGTATTATCCGATAAAGAAGTATTATCCGATAAAGAAGTATTATCCGATAAAGAAGTATTATCCGATAAAGAAGTATTATCCGATAAAGCAGTATCATTCGATGACATGATAAAAGATATGAATACTAATAAAGAATCAAATATTAAACAAATAATACAAGAACCGATTAAAGAGGTACTAATAAAAGAAGAACCAATAAAAGAAACTATAACATTTACTTCTGCAAATAGAATAGATATTGAATCAAATAGATTTAATTATCGAGTAAAATGCGAAAAAAATATAAATAAATTAGAAAAATTAATTATTCCAATTGAACAAAGTATACATTTTGCAATACCTATATTAAATTTAAAAATAAAAGAATTAAAGTTAAATACAAATATTTATTTGAAAGATACTTACAAATTAAATAATTATACATATGGTGTATATAGACCTGATGATACATTAAAAATAGATAGTGATGTTCAAAAAGAATTAAATATAGAAATATTGAGTATTTATGATAAATCAAAATATGACGATGATATCTATGAATGTAAATTAGAAGATGATACATTGATTTTAGAAGATATTAATGATTTTAAAGTCAATGATATTGTTTCAATTAATAGCAAAGAATTTGTAAAAATCGTAGAGATACTAGAAGATAAATTAAAGTTAGAAGATAACTCCGAGGTTATTAATATAAAAGAAAAAGATAAAGTATATATCATGAATATGAATTTACAAAATACCCTGGTGTTTTATTAATTGTATGAAATACAACTTTACAAAATACGTTAGTATTTTATTAGGAATATAAATGAACTTACAAAACACTTTAGTATTTTATTAGGAATATAAATAAACTTAATCTTCTACTTGATATAATTTTTTATTATGAATAATAATAGGACTCATATTTGTTGTATTAAAATTATTCGATTCAACATTATCATAATCATATATTCTCATAATAGGTTTATCTGGAACAACGGGATAAAAATAATATCTTTCTGTAATATTATATTTGATTTTATAACCAAATAAATCTTTAGTAATTTCAGATACTTTTGGAAATACTGCTTTTCCCGTTGCTTCATCAACAATATCATCGTCTACAAAAAAGACCTCTTGATAAACAGATAATCTTGATCCCATTTTTTCATCTAATTCATGACCTTCACCTTTATATAAGAAAAAATATTTCGAGTCTAAATCTAATGTTCCAATTATTTTTCCATTCTCCCTTATGTATCGAATATCATTTTCTTCACCATCAGTATTATTTAAACGGTAATATACATATACATCTCTGCCTTCTTGTAAAGCGGATACAATATATATATTTGGTTTCATAAAATATGAAAATTTTGCTTCTAACTGTTTTTTATCTACCATACTTAATTTATCTGCAGTCATACCAGGGAAATAAGAGGTTTCATCTTGCAATTTCTTATCAAATTGTAAACAATTATGATGTATATTTACATCATCTCTTGTTGTTTGCAAACAATCTACAGAAGATTCTTTTATAATATCTGATATAGTTTGTGAAATTCTATATTTACGTTCCATCTTAAAAAGTAATTTTTGATCTTGTGTTTCATTTAAATCTTGTGTTTTTACCTGATTTATTTTTTGTATTAATTCAAACGTTTCTTTGTTTGTTTCTAAATCTATAGTTCCTTCAATTTCAGGTATATTCCATGTGTCTAATTGTCTTATAGATTTATAAATATCATTAATATTATTACCTTCTGGAAAACTAGATAAATATAAATATTGTTCTACATTTCTTTCAGAAGGAGGTAAATCTTTATGAGATTCTATACGAATTGCTCGACCTAATACTTGCTCAATCCTTACAAAATTCCAATATGGTTCTAATATATGAACCTGTCGAACTCCTGTTAATGAAATACCTTCAGCACCTGCACCAGATATAATCATAACTTGAATATATTCACCATAAATATTATCAATGTCATTATAATTTTCTAAGTTAATTTTCCTTTCTTCAACTTTTTCTTCACCTGTAATAAAAGTATATCTTAATTTTTTATTTTTTCCTTCTTTAGGATTAAACTTACTATAACCATTTGCTTGTAAAATTAGTTCAAAAATTTCAGCTCCTGAATCTTGTCTAAAATCACTATAAAATAATACTTTCCCCTTAGATTCTGTCGATATAAATCGTTTTATATTATTCAACATACGAAAGAATTTAGGAGAATACAATTTTAATCCATCATTTAATCTTAAAGCACCACTTTGTATTAAATCTTCATATTCTTTTTCTTTTTCTATAATATGTCCTGTATCACCTTTATTTTTTTTCATTGTTCTAAATTTTTCATTATTGTAAACCATATTACATATTCTTCGTGTATTGATATGATAATCAAAAATTTCATTTGAATACATAGATTTATTTGTAAATTTAGCACTTTTTTTACGATCATCTTGCCAAGCAGTCCAATATTTAATAAATTGTTTTTCACTCATAGGACATAATTCAATCTTTATTTTCTTAGAAATACTATAATCTGGATAAACATTTTCTTTAGGAATTATTACTTCAGGCATACTTACAATAGATTTTCTATCAATTGGATAATATGATACTAAACCCATTAACATACGTTTCAATAAGACTCTTTTTTTTTCAGGTACATCATCTGTATCTTCAAAAAAATAATCCATAAAATAATTATTATCTGTTAAATCAATTTTTCCTTTTTCTGTATCAATTGTAAAAAGTTCTCGATATACATTAAATTTAACTTTAGTATCTGTATCAAATACATTTTCATTTCCTTTAATGATATCAATGATATTCTCTTTACTTAAACCTTCATATACTTTTTGACTTGGTATAATACTATCCGGTTCAAATTCTTGATGTAATCCTTCATAAATTATTTTCATAAAATCATGGAAATCATGGTTTTGATAATGTATAGTATATACAATTTGATTCTCTGGATTCATAACAGATTCAAATCTTGTATTGTTTTGCATAAATGATACTAAAATTTTACCTTTGACTAAGCTTACATTAATCTGATAAATTGGTGAATCTTTTTTATAAAATATATTCTTTAATCTTTGATAAATTTCATTTATATTTGTTGTATTTGTTGCTTTAATTGTAAAATTATATCTCTTTGTTAATCCTCGAATCATATTAAATAATACTGCAATCTCACTTGGTCGATTAATAATAGGCGTTCCAGACAAACATACCAACTTAATATTTTTTGCATTAATAATCCAATTATAAAAAATTTTAGAAGGTCCTCTATTATTTACAATTTGTCTTACAAAATTATGAACTTCATCAATTATTATTACTTCATTATAAAATGGTGAATCAATATAATGTGTTTTTTGATTTTCTTTTAATTTATCTTCTAATCTTTTGACTAGTTTTTGATTATTTGTTTTATATTCTACATCTTCTTCAATTTCTAAATTTAATTCTCCGCCATCTTCTTTATCTTTTTCTTTAGTCTCATTTATAAATTCTTTAATAGTTGAACTTTTAACAGAAGGGAATGGATTATAATGAATAAAATTATATTTTAATAAAATTAATTCTTCAATTTGATTTTTTAATTGAATAATTTCTCCATCACTTAATCTTTTGACTATAATATCTGTATCTCTATTCTTTTTTTTCAAATAACTTTTATCTTCATCTAATTTTACGATTGCTTCTTTAGATGGAAATGTTTTAATTTTTTGTATATCACGTTTCACGTCATCACTTATAATCCAAAAACCTTTTTCAATATTTCGATTTTCTTTTTTAGATTTATTATAAAGTTTTGTAATTAAATCTGGTGTTACTTTATATTTTTCACGTAATAATCTAGTTAATTTTTGATTTTCATAAATTTCTTTTTCTTTGACAAATACCCAATTATTATCATTTAAATCGAATAAATCTTCTCCCCATCTTTTAACTTCATTTATAAAATTTGTTTCAAGTGATGCAGGTAATAATGTAAAAATATCCATATTTTCTGATAATCCTTCTGCTGTTGAAACAGCTGTTGCTGTTTTTCCTGTACCTAAACCATGATATACAAGTAATCCTCGATAAGGAGTTTCTAATCCTAAATATCCTTTTACAAAATTTTGATAAATATTTAAATCATTTTTTTGTGTTTCTTTAACGATTTGTTTATAAAAATCATTATTTATAAAATCAACAAATGCTTTTCTTTGATAACTTACAAATTTTTTACCTTCAAAATCTTTATATTCAATGGGTTTAAGTCTTTCTCGTTTTTCTGTTTTTACTTCAACTATTTTTTCTAGTTTTTTCTTTGGTTTTAATATAATTCGAATATCTTTTTTACTTCTTAATACTTTTTCTACTTTTCTTAATTCTTTCATTTCTTTTTCTCCGATAACTTTAAAATCGCGATTTTTTATAGGGTCATTGTATAATTCAATAATTTTACTTTTTGTAATTTTATAGATATCTCCATCAAAATATTTATAAATAATATCGGATAGATTTTGATTTAATTCAATCTTTTTACTCATATATTTATATAAATATATTACTTTTTAATTAAGAACTCCATAATATATAAGTGATGCTTTTGCAGCATTCTGTTCTGCTTTCTTTTTTGTATTACCATTCGCTTCACTTATAATTTCTTCCGCTTTTTTGACTTTACAAATAAAATGATCATCTTCTTCAATAATTTCATACTTAGGATATTCTTTGAATCTATTTTGTAAATATCTTTGTAATTGATCTTTATAATTTGTATCATTTAGGATAATATCTGAAAAATCAACATATTTTTCATAAATTTTAATTAAAACTTCTTTAACAAAATGGATATCATTTGTATCTAAATATAATGCACCAATAAATGCTTCAAATGTATCTTCTAAAATATTTTTATTATTTCTACCATTACAATTTTCATCAATATGTTTTGAAATAATTACATGTTTATTAAATCCTATATCACTTGCTAATTTACATAACATTTCACCACAAACAAGTCTATTTTTCATCTTAGTTAAAAAACCTTCATCTTGATCATAAATAATTGTATATCTTTGAAATATATATTCACATACAATATATCCTAAAATTGAATCACCTAAAAATTCCATTTTTTCATAAGATTCTTTTTGTAAAGGTAATGCTTGAATATCATTTTCAAATTCTTCATAGTCTTTCATATGACAATATGATTTATGTAAAAATGCAGTTTGATACAATTCTAAATTAGTAGGCTTAAAATCATTAATATTTATGTTTTTCAAAATATTAGTGATATCATTCTTAGAAAGGAGTTTATTTAAAGAATTATATGGATTAGATTTAAATTTATCTTTTTTAAATTCCATTATTTATAATATATTATTGATTTATTTTTAAATATTAATTTATTTACCACAAGAATCACCAACTTCTAGAGGCCTTCTTAATAGATCAGGACCAATCGAAGAGTTCATCCAGGGACTTACAGAAACTTGAGGATTTGGTGGTTCACTTCTTAATTGTCTGTTAGCATTCTTTAGACTTTGACCAACAGTATTTACACCAATGTGATAACCAGAAGATAAAAAGTTAATACCTTTTAATACACCTTCACCGATAGGATAATTTTGGTTAAATTCACTGATTTCCTTGGATTCTTCTGTTGGTAATAAATCTTTAGCAGTTAATGTATTTTGAGGATAACATTGACTAGGGGTTCTGTTAAATTGAACCGGTAGACTCATTTCATTATTTCCTAAGGGCTCCGAGGCTCTTACACCACTTGGGGCAGCAGCTGGTTTTGCAGCTGGTTTTGCAGCTGCTGCTGCAGCATTTGCATTAGATGCCCTTTGAGCAGCATTGGCAGCTACAGCATTAGCATTGGCTGCTGCAGCTTTCGCATTTGCAGCTTGAGCATTTGCATTAGCGGCGGCATTTCTTGCTGCACGTACGTTAGCCGCATGTGCATTGGCAGCATGAGTATTGGCAGCATGAGCGTTGGCAGCATGAGCATTGGCATTCGAATTACCCCAGTCTCCTGGAGTAAACCCCTCTGTTTGTGGTGTTAATACATTTTGGTATAAATAGATGGCAACAATCGCGAAGATTCCTAGATATATGATTTGATCGCAGTTCATTTTATATATATATAACATAAAAAAAAAATAAATTAATTTAATTTATATTTTTAATTTCTAATTCCATCATTTCAATTTTTTGTTGTAATTCTTTCATTTTCTCAATTTCTTGTAATTTTACATCAATTAATTTTTGTCTTTTTAAATTATTCTCTAAAATAATATCATCATCTAAAATTTCTTCATCAGATTGAGTAATTAATGTTTCTTGAATTAAACATTCATCTGGAATAATATATTTATTTCTTCTTGGAATAAATACTTTCATTTGATTAATATAAATATCACATACATACTGTTGTTTCATAAATTTAATTCCCCTTATATGAATAATTAATATTGCTTCACTCTTTTCCTTAATATCTTCAATTTTAATAATTTCTTTATTTTGATTATAAATTTTACTTACAATATTACCTTTTTCCATTGGTAATCTAAATCTTATACTTGGGTTTGTATTTTTCTTTAATGGTTTACAAACTCTTTTATACATATCTTCAATATTCTCTAATGGAATAGATTGGTTAAACCATTCTTTACTTCGATTGTATGTTTCTTTAATTAATCGATCATCTAATTTCATAAATAAATCATAAAAAT